GGTGTTACAAGAACATTGATGTTTGTTACCTCAGGATTAGCAAAAGTTCTAATACCTAACAAGTATGCGTAATAGTCGGTGTTTGCGTAATCAATTGTGCCGTCTTCAATAGTGATAATTTTAAATGAACCCCATCCTGTTGATGTTGGATATGGTGCTTGTGGACAAAAACCAGCTCTAAATTTAGTCTGCCCAAGAGCGTAAGAATCATCATTTGTTCTTCTTTCATCGTAGATATCCCATCCGTCAAAACCACCTTGTACTAAGAAACTAAACTTTCTTGAGTATAGGAAGTAATATGGATTAGTTGAATCTGTTGGTTCAGAACTAAATGAACCATCACCAACTTCAAATTGTGTAACACCACTTACCGTTACAACAGTTGCCCCACTATCCATGTGGAAACCTTTTGTTGTGTTTGGCCAGTTGTTGTAACTACCTTCTTCACACAAATCACCAACAGGTCTTTGTTTTCCTTTATAGTCGAAGAAATCTGCGTCAACACCTACTGAAGATGAAATACCTAAATAAGTTCTTCTTTTATTATCACCAGGACTAGTTACTGCATTATCACCACCTGTAGAACTACCAAATGGAGGATTCGCAATTACTTCACCAGGGATTGCATAGTGTGTTTTATAGACAGGGAAAGGAGATGTACCATTAGTATAACTTCTTGTTATAAAACCTTCAAATCCACAAGGAAGAGCGTCTAACGGAGCTTCTTCATTCATTTCTAACATAATATATTTAGAAAGAATTGCGTATTCACCGTCGATAGAACCTACCTTCTTAGCCACAAAACTGTTATTTGTAGCATCTAATGTACAATTAGTGAATTTCTCAATAACTGATGGGTTAGCATCTGTATCATAGAAATCTCTAACTATCAAGTCAAATGTTCCATTGTTAAATGAGATATTTGCAATAGAAACCTTAACTTCTCTGTTTGCGGCATTTCCATCAGGAATGGTATAAACACGGAATAATTTATAAACTAAATTACCTCTAAGTTCAGAAACAACCCAAGGAGATGAAGGTGTTTGGTATCTCTCTAAATAGAAACCAGTTGTATCAGTATTTGTTGAAGTTCTTGCATCACCTAAAGAAATAAAATTATTAGCGTTTAATCCACGAATAAATCCTTGATTATATCCATAATCCAACATTGTTGAATATCTTTCTTCAACAAACAAAGGAACTTCAGTTCTGTCTTTAGCGAAATTTGACACACCAAACACACTACTAATATAGTTAGCTTGTGATGTTGCAAATGATGTCTCAAAACTAAACGTGTCGTTTTCATAAGTTCTACCTGAAATCAAGAAAGTAGCATAAGGATTTTGACTTATTCCTGAATAACTACCTGTACCAATCATTGTTACATCAGAAGTACCTGTCACTTGATATTGTGGTCCGTGTAAGGTTGATGAATATTGAGTAATACCTCTTGAACGTAAAGTTGCAACAACAAGATTGTTATATCCTGAATAACTTGTTCCCGAGAATCCGTAATAAAAACCTGATACCGTACCTGTAAATGAGCCTGCAACTCCGTAAGCGGTTCCCGATAAAGAAGAAACATTTGTGTAATATGAATTACCATAATATGCGTTACCGTTAGCGGGTGGAACAAAATTAGCATAGAACCAAGCGTCATTTGTACCCGAACAATAATCAATAGTTGTTGATGTAATACTATTAACACCAAATACATTAGTTGAAGCCGTTAATCCAGCAACAATATTTGCAGTTGCTTGAGTACCTGAAACTGGACCAAAATAATAAGCCGAAGTTCCTGATGTACTATTAGTAACTAAAATACTATGTAATTGTGTTTGTAAGTCGCCTAAAATTGTAGATGTTCCACCATCAAATTGTGTGTAACCATTAGTATAATATGTGTTTCCACTTATTACACTTGGAACCGCTGAGGTAAATTGTACAGATGTTGTTGAAGCAGTTGAACCTGTGAAATCAATAGAGAAAGATGTTCCTCCTGTTATTCCAACTGTACTGCAATTAACATTTGCAACTGTGGTTATTGACCAAGACGGTCCTGCATCATAACCTGATAGACCTAAAATTCTTGTTACATACAATTGGTTAGATTGTTGTAGATATGATTTAGCAATATATGCCGCCTCATATTTTGGGATTTGTGTATTCACAAATTTTTCAGGTAACGTACCTCCAAAATAAGTTTGGAATTCATCATAATTAGTGATGAATATAGGTTCAAATGCGGGACCCTTAAGAGTTTCACCCACAATACCTAAAGTAGTTACACCAACACTTTGTGAAACAAAAGATAAATCTCTCTCTGAGGTATAAACACCTGGAGAAACGAATACTTTGTTTGCTGTAGCCATTTTTTAATTTAATTGTTTAAAATTTATTTATTGATAAATATTCTATAAAACTTGAAAAACTATTGGTCTAAAGAACTATTTATTGATTAGTAAGAATAAAATCTTACTTTTTTCTACCTTGAAAATAAAGAACCTTAAGATATCTGAAGAATCACATTTGTTGTTAAAAAAACATTGCTTAAAACATGGATTGAAAATTCATAGGTTTATTGAAAAACTTATTGAATTAAATTGTTCGGAAAAAAAAGATATCTACGGAGAAAATTAAATCAGTATTGATTCAAGTTGGAAATTAGATTGTAAAGAATTATTTGTCTTAATAATCTGAATAGTTAAAACATCATTTGTATTAATCTGTATTTCTCCCGTAATAAGTTGTTGTATATCCGTCCCATAAAAAAGACCATTAATATACATTGAGTATGATGTTATATTTTCAGAATCAATTAGTTTAATATTTGTTGTATACTCAAATGTTTGGGTATACGCCGTAGTACCAACAGGAAATAAAATATCTAAAGGTATTCTATTAGGGTTTGGTGGTATTTTGTTAACTCTTCTTTTTGTTTTTCTTGGAGCAACTTCCATAAGTAATAAAGACCTACTTACCGCAGGTTTAACTTCAAATTCATTTTCATCAATTAAAAATCCTTGTAAAGTAAAAGAATAACTTTGGATATAATATCTACGTTTTTCTAAATCCATAACTGACTCGTCAGAAACTTCGTCAAGTTGTATTGGAATATAGTGACCTTTAATTTGTGTGTAAGCTTGTCTTGATGAAAATTTTTCAATTATAACCTGATTGAACTTATTTAATTCTCTCATTCTGTTACAAATAATTTTAACAGAATATTTTATATCAACAGGAACAGGTTGAGGTATTGTATAAATGTCCATACCTTTTCTTTGTCCATCCCATGTTGGAACTGCTGCGTAGTAATACTGTTTTCTGTTTGGGATATTATATTTTAATGACGGTATTGTCCCAAATTTAACTTCAGGAGTTCTTATTGTAGTAATAAATGGAGGTTGAACATTCTTGTCGATATTATTAAAATCCCAAGTTTGAGTAAATTGAGACCAGTTTTGAGTGGTCATCAATATATCCACAACTTTAATATCTTTACCTGAAACTGAAGTTCTCAAATCGTTTTTAACAAACTCTAAAAACCCACCATCTAAATCTTCATGTAATAATGATTTAGGCAAATATGTACCATCCCTATTGATATCCTCAAGAAGTTGTTCTCTTCGTTCATAACCAACAGGTGGGTATGTAAGTGGTAACTTTTTTTTAATTTTTGGTAATGCCATTATTTTTCTTCATTATTATTACCACATTTATGACAAATATATGGGTCGTTTCCTCCGTCAGATAAATCCCAAGACCATCCACAATTACAAATCACCCTACCATCTTGTATTGATTCAACAATCATTTTTAATTGTTCTTTAGAAATAATAATTTTCATTTTATAATCCTCTAAATTCGTTTTCCATAACAGGAGATGCGTTTATTGTTCTATAAAATGGTTTGTACCCTGCGTATGTATGCTTATTATCTGAAACAACACGACCATCATTATTAACTACATAATATCTCACTTGAGTTTCAGTTTCATAATATCCAATATAATCGCCAAGTTCTATGTCAATTTCTAATTCATCTAAATGTTTTTGATAAACTGAAATTCTTGCATTACCCGGTTCCATTTGATTAATCTTACTTGAACCAAGAAATTTATTTTCAGGGGCAACAATTTGTAGATAAGCTTTAAACTCAATAGGTGGTAAAAATTTAATACCATCAACGGAAGCCTCACCATACACATCATCAACATTTGTCTTCTGTTTGTCAACACGATATAGTACAAGAGTGAAGTTCATATCCCCTTCTAACCACTCTCTACCCATACTAATATCTAAGCTATAATCTTCCGCTCCGAAAAATTTACCTAATCTTGTTATTGGAACTATTCTATTTGACATATTGATAAATATTTCTTTTTTGATTATTATTATAGTTGTAT